TAACTATAGATATACTATTGATGAATCATTATTTACTAATATTGATAAAAATAGTTTTACTATTTCTGAATTAAATAATAATCAAAATATAATAATTAATCTATTTAATAAAAATAATAATGAAATTAATTTAACAAGAGTAACTAGTACTAAATTGTATGTTATATTCAATAATACAAGCTCACAAAAATATACATCAGAATTATATATTAAATATATAAATGAAGATTTTACTAAATTTATTAAGGAAATTAGTTTTGAAATTGATGAATATATAATTGAAAAACATTCTACAAAATGGTTATTAGCATATAATCACTATTTTAATAATTCAGAATCTAATAATAAAATAATCAATAAACTTACTAAAATTACTCCAGATTTATTTAATAAAGATATTCAACTTTATATTCCTTTGAGATTTTATTTTACTAAAGAATCAGAATCTTCATTTCCTATTAGTGCTTTATATAATAGTAATGTTTTTATAAAATTATATACAAATCAAAAAAATAATATTTTTGATGTAACTTCTAATATTATAACAGATATTTCTATTAATTCATGTTATTTAGCAACTAATTTTGTTTATCTAGATTCTAAAGAAAAAACATCATTATTAAAAAATAAACAAAACTTACTTATAGAACAAATACAAGAACAAAATGATTATGTTGAAACAAATAAATCAAATGTATATATTGAACTAGGTTTTACGTATTTATGTAAATATCTAATTTGGAACATACCTTATGAATATTTTTTAAATTCGGCAAAAATTACATTTAATAATAATGATTTATTTTCTGAACTTGATGGTGAATATTTTAATCTTATTCAACCTATGCAGTATAATTTAGGTAGTTCTAATTCATTTTCTAGATTAGAATATAATAAAAATACTAATGGAACATATTATATGTATAGTTTTTGCTTACATCCTAATGAAAATCAACCGTCTGGTATATGTAATATGTCGCGAATTGATAATAAGTTTTTATATTATAATATACAACATAGAAAATCTGGAACACCTAATTCTAATATATTATTTACTACATTTGCTGTTAATTATAACTTTATTATAATTAGTAACGGGAAATGTAAATTAGTTTTTTAATCATAAGTTTTTTTATTATGGTTTTTTTCTAATATATATATTATAATGGGTGGTGGTTTAATTCAACTAGTCGCTTTAGGAGCCCAAGATGTATATTTAACAGGAAATCCACAAATCACCTTTTTTATAACTATTTATAAAAAACACACTAACTTTGCTAAAGAATGTATAGAACAACCTTTGGATGGTGGAGAAATAGGTAGAAAATCTTGTATTATTTCTAGAAATGCTGATTTAATTCAAGAAATGTATTTAAAATCAAAAGTTACATTAACTAGTGGTGGTGATTATGAAAAACCAGAATTATTAGATGCTACTAATTTAATAGAAGAAATTGAATTACAAATTGGTGGAATACGAATTGATAAACATTATTCCAGATGGTTAGATATTTATAATGAATTATTTGAACAAAATCATAATACTAGAATTGCTTTAGCTACTATTCCTCCTCCTGCTTCAGGAACTACAAATCAAGGATTTGTATATATTCCTTTACGGTTTTGGTTTAATAGAAATCCTGGTTTAGCTTTACCTTTAATTTCTTTACAATATCATGATGTATCATTAATTTTTAAATTATCAAATACTCAATTAAAATCAAAAGTTTCTCATAATGTTAATTCTACTACATCTATTTTATCTTGTTCATCTAATACTGTTTCAAATACAAATGTAAAAGCTGATATCAGTGATAGTAAATTATTAGTAAATTATATTTATTTAGATACAAATGAAAGAAAAACATTTGCCAAAAATGATAGAGAATATTTAATGGATCAAGTTCAATTTACTGGAACTGAAAATAAATCAAAATTCTTATTAACATTCAATCATCCTATTAAATCATTATTTTGGAAAATTGATTCTATACAAAATACTACTACTAATAATTTATCTACTCCTATTACAAATATTGATTTAAAATTAAACGGTCATGATAGATTTAAAGCTCAAGAGCCTAACTATTTTCATTTAATTCAGCCATATGAAACTCAATTAGGTAATGGATTTAGTATGAATAATACCAGTAGAGAATGGCAATATAAAATTGATAAAATGTCTAAAAATTATAATACTTCTCTTTATTCTTTTGCTTTAAAACCAGCAGAACATCAACCATCTGGTTCATGTAATTTTTCTAGAATTGATAGAGCTGAAATCACTTTTTCTGATTTTGATTCAGTTAATGATACTATTCATATATTTGCTTTAAATTATAATATATTTAGAATTGTTAGTGGATTAGGTGGATTGGTATATTCTAATTAATTTCATTTAAAACTTTTTTTTATATATTATTATATATGACAGGAAGTTTAATTCAAATTATATCTAAAGGTCCTCAAGATGATTTTTTAACTGGTAATCCACAAATCTCTTATTTTAAATCACTACATAAAAAACATACAAACTTTGCTTCTCAACTTATCGAAAATCAATCTAATGAAAATATTAGTAAAACATCATTAAGTAATTTATCATATGATATTATTAAATATGCTGATTTAGTTCATAAAATATATGTTAGAATCAAAACTTTAATTAAACACACTCTTATTACTACCACACAATTTAAATTACAATCATTAAATCATATTACATTAAATATAATAACTACATTACAAAATAATGATTCAATTTATTTTAGTCAAGATTATTATTATAAAGATAATAATCAATATATTAAAATAATCAATAAGAATAATTTTTATAAAATTATAAATATTGATTCTAACACTTATCAAATATTTAATCAATCTGGTATAAATAATTTTTCCGCATTACAACTTTTATATACTAAATCAAATTCTGATTATTTACCTATTACAACAAATATTGATTTTTATAAAGTTAATCAATCTTTTAATAAAGATATTACAAATATATTAAAAGAAGTTGAAGTAGAAATTGGTAATGTAAGAATAGATAAACATTATTCTCAATATTATGATTTATATAATCAATTTTTTGAAGATAATCATAATTATAGATATAGTTTAACTCAAGGAAAAAATCATAATTTGTTAAATAATATTCCAGGTTATAGTGAGTGTATTAATTATATTCCATTAAGATTTTGGTTTAATAAAGATATTGGAATGTCTATTCCTTTGGCTTCATTACAATTTACTGATGTTAAAATTAAACTTGTTATAGATCCTACAATAGCAAGTGATATTGAGATTAGAGAATCAACATTATTGATTAACTATATTTTTTTAGATGAAGATGAGAGAAGTAAATTTCTTAGAGCAGATCATGAATTTGTTATAGAACAATTACAGATATCTGGTCCGGAATCTCATAATCCTGTTTCACTATCATTTAATCATCCTGTTAAATCATTATTTTGGAATATTTATGATGCTAATTATGATTCTGTTTCTTTATTATGTAATAATCATTATGTTTTTGATAATACATCTGATTATTTTCATTTAATTCAGCCATATGAAACAGAATGTTATAATAAATTTACTTTTAATACAACAAATAGAACTTGGAATTTTGGTAGATTTAGAACATCAGATTCATATAATTCTTCTATGTATTCATTTTGTTTAAGACCTAAACATTCTCATCCTTCAGGTTCTCTTAATTTTTCTAAAATTGATGATGCTATTTTAGATTTTAAAAATATATCAAAAACATCTTATTCTATATACGTTTTTGCTGTTAATTATAATGTCTTTAAAATTGTTAATGGGCTAGCTGGTCTATTATATACATATTAATATTATTAATTATTTTCTAAACATATATTATAAAATGGGTGGAGGTTTAATGCAATTAGTTGCCATGGGTGCTCAGGACGTTTTCCTTACTGGAAATCCTCAAATTACTTTTTTTAAAGCTGTTTATAGAAGACATACCAATTTTTCAAAAGAGTGTATCAGACAAGATTTACAAGGTTCTACTCATTCATTAACATGCACTTTATCAAGAAATGGTGATTTAGTTCAAGAAATGTATTTATGTGCTGATATAACTGCTAATTTTACAGCTAGCACAAAAGGAATTATTAATTTAGGAGACTTTACTAATTTAATAAAAACTGTTGAAATTGAAATTGGAGGTCAAAAAATTGATAAACATTATACTGCTTGGTTAGATATATATAATGAGTTATTTGAAACTAATATTGATTATGTTAAGTTATTAAATGGTGAAGATATGGGTCTAAAAGAAAACAGTGTCGGTCAATCTGTAACAAATTCTACATCAGTTTTTATTCCATTAAGATTTTGGTTTAACAGAAATCCTGGTTTAGCATTACCATTAATTGCTTTACAATATCATGAAGTAAAAGTATTAATTGAATTAAATGAAATATCCGCATTAAATAATTCATTTAATGTAAAAGATGATGCTGTTAATACTACAGAAAAATTTGGAACATCAGAAAAATCACAAACATTAACAGGAGCAATTCCTACCCTTGTTAAATCAACCGCACCAGCTGCACATGTTCCAGTAGTGGATGCTGGTGGTGTAAATAATAAATATGGTGCCACTATAGAATTACAGTGCACTATAACCAATAAACATTTATTAGTCAATTATATCTATTTAGATACTGATGAACGAAGAAGATTCGCTCAAGTTTCTCATGAATACTTAATAGAACAGGTTCAACATACTGGAACTGATTCTGGAACTAGTATTACACTAACATACAATCATCCAGTCAAGGCTTTATTCTGGAATAATTCAACTTATACTACATCTAAATTACAATTAAATGGTCACGATAGATTTACAGAACAAACTAAAAAATATTTTAAACTAGTTCAACCTCATGAGTGTGGTTTAGGAGTTCACGGTAAATCTACGAATATTGTTAATCTACCTGGATTAAGAAGATATGGTAAATTATCTGAAGGTAATTCTACTATTAATGAACCTACTACATCTATGTATTCATTCTCATTAAAGCCTGGAGAACATCAACCCTCAGGAACTTGTAACTTTTCTAGAATCGATAACGCACGATTATTATTAAATGGTGCTACTACAAATACCGATGTATTTGCTATTAATTATAATGTATTTAGAGTTATGAGTGGTATGGGTGGTTTAACTTATTCAAATTAAATTTATAATCAATTATTTAATTAATTTATTAATTAATTTTTTTTTAATTTTTTTTTTCTAAACATATATTATAAAATGGGAGGTGGTTTAATGCAATTAGTCGCTATGGGTGCTCAAGATGTTTTCCTTACTGGAAATCCTCAAATTACTTTTTTCAAAGTTGTCTACAGAAGAC